TAGGTACTTACCACTATGGTGACAACCTGACCCGTGCCGTGCGCCATGTGGCTCGTCAGTTGGTGGACTTGATCCCCAAGATTTACGACACACAGCGCATCGCTCGCATCATTGGTGAAGACGGCGAAACGAAGATGGTCAAAATCAACCCTGACCAGCCCCAACCAGTCAACAAAATTGTCAATGAGCAGGGTATTGTGATCGAAAAGATCTACAACCCCGGCGTTGGTAAGTACGATGTGGTGGCCACGACTGGCCCAGGCTACGCAACCAAGCGCCAAGAGGCGCTGGAAGCCATGGCTCAGTTGTTACAGGGTAATCCCCAACTGTGGCAAGTGGCTGGCGACTTGTTTGTCAAGAACATGGACTGGCCTGGCGCACAGGAAATGTCCAAGCGCTTTGCCAAGACCATTGATCCTAAGTTCTTGTCAGACGGCGAGGACGATCCAGCCTTGCAAGCGGCCCAGCAACAGATTCAGGCCATGGGCGCTGAGATGGAGCAAATGCACCAGATGATCCAGAATGTCGGCAAATCAATCGAGATGCAGGACTTGGAGCGCAAGGACTTTGAGGCTCAGATCAAACTTTATGATGCCGAAACCAAGCGTATTGCTGCGGTTCAGGCCGGTATGACCGAAGAGCAAATCCAAGACATCGCCATGGGCGTGGTTGCTGCGGCCATGGAGTCGCAGAGCATGATAAACCAGATGCCTGAGATGCGTGAAGAGCCAATGGCCATGGAAATGCAACCAGAACAACCAGAAATGATGCCTCCACCACAAGGAATGCCACAATGAAAGCCGCTGATTTTGTAGGAATACTGTTCCTAGCCCGTGATGTTACCCATTCAGTGCATCTGAACACACGCAGCTACAGCAAGCATGTGGCTTTGAATGCGTTTTATGATGGCATTATTGACCACGCTGACGCATTTGCTGAAGCCTATCAAGGCCGCTATGGTCTGATTGGCCCCATCACCCTGCATTCGGCCAAAAAGACGGCGAATGTGATTGAGTTTTTGCAAGATTCGCTTGCTGAAATTGAAGGTGCAAGATACGATGTGTGTGATAAATCAGACTCATCTTTGCAACAATTGATAGATAATATCGTTGAGTTGTACTTGACCACGTTGTACAAGCTGAAATTCTTGGCATAAGGAAATATGATGGAACTACTTAACCCGATGAGCAAAGCGGATTTCCCCGCTTACACTGCAACTGCCGGCGCTAGTGCAGGCAACACAACCGCATGGAACGCTGGCCCTCAAGGCGTTTTGGTTTGGTGCGAAGTGCCTTGCTATGTTGAAATAGGCGTTGGTGCTGTTGCTACCAGTGCCAGCACTCCGATCCCTGCTTACACGCCAATTCCTTTTTATCTGCAACTCAGTTTAAACGGCTCCCCTTGGCGTGTCAGTGTGCTGCGAATTGGTAGCACAGACGGCACTGCGTACTGCAAGCCTATCAACAAACAATGAGCTTTGGTGTCGCCCTTCGCAATTCGGTGGCCATTGGCCTAGCGGGCATCGTCACGCTGTTTTCAGGCACACGCGACAGTGGCGCTTCAGTAGGTAATCTTCTCACCGAGTCTGGCGACAATTTGGTGCAAGAAGATGGTGGGCAAATTCTTTTGGAGTGACCTAAATGGCCGTTGTATACCTTTCTCCTGTGGGCGGTGTAGCGGCCCAGTTCTTCACAAATACCGGCGCTGTCTTGACTGGCGGTAAGCTGTATACCTACGCGGCTGGCACGACTACCCCTTTATCTAGTTACACAACTAGCACAGGAAATGTTGCCCGTACAAACCCTATTGTGTTGGATGCTGCTGGGCGTGTACCGGATAGCGGCGAAATTTGGATTACATCCGCGTCGTATAAATTTGTTTTAAAAGACGCAACTGATGTTTTGATTGCGACCTATGACAATGTTTCTGGCTCTGGCGCTTTTGCTGTAATAAATTACACAGGAAACGGGTCAACTGTCGGATATGCGGTTTCAGGAAATGTGGTTGCTGTTTACATTAACGGTGTGTACCAAAATAGAAATACATACGCTGTGTCAAGCGGCACTTTGACATTTAGTCAAGCCCCTCCGCTTACGTCTTTAATTGAAATTCTGTACAACTGATAAGGAATCATCATGGCAGATAAAAAAATATCCGCGCTGACAGGTGCATCAACTCCTTTAGTGGGTACAGAAGTATTGCCTATCGTTCAATCAGGCGCAACAGTTAAAGTTGCTGTATCTGATTTGACCGCAGGTCGCGCGATAAGCGCCACTCAGCTTACTTTAAGCGCTGGAAATGTTATTGTTGCAAATGGTTACGGAGTCGACTTTTCTGCCACACCAGGCACAGGTACAAGCGAGTTGTTGGCTGACTATGAAGAAGGCACTTTTACCGCAACTTTAACGCCAAGCACATCGGGGTCAATTACTTTAGGCACAAACAATACGTTGGCGTACACAAAAACTGGCCGAGTTGTAACGATAACGGGGGCAATAACCGTTAGTTCGGTAAGTCTTCCTGTAGGAACATTAATAAAGTTAGAAACTTTGCCTTTTGCAATTGCAGATTTAACAAATCTAGCGGGAAGATTTGGCGGCGCGTGTGGAATATTTACTACTATTGCTGGCGATATTACAGCGCCAATATATTCTGTTGAAGCAACTAACTATATGTATTTCGTAACAACTGCTGCAAATATACAAGCAACAACAACGTTTTACGTTGGATTTTCTTATTTTGCTGCTTAAGGAATAAAAATGGCCTTGACCAAAGTTTCGTTTTCGATGATTGAGGGTGCGCTTGTCAATGTGGCAGATTATGGCGCATCGTCAAGTGCAACAGCGGCAGTAAACACTGCGGCTTTTATTGCAGCCCTTGATGCCGCAAAATCAAACTCTACTGGCGAAGATCCTCAAGGCAATCCTGCGGGGACTGTATTTATCCCTCGCGGTAGATATTTGATAAATCCAGACCAGATCATTATTCCTAACTGGGTCAATCTCAAAGGTGCTGGTAAAACAGCAACGCAATTGGTTGCGGCTACTGCTGGAACTACATTGCTCAGAATGGGAACAGCCGCTGCCCCAACATATCGGACATCTATTTCCGATCTGACTCTTTTCGGTAATGGTTTGAACTTAACTGGATTGTCAATTTATGCGTCCTATTGGTTCATGTACAACGTGGAAGTTAACGCATTTAATTATCACGGCATTTATTTATACAGTTCTTACACTGGTAAAGCGTACAACACCTATGTTTTCTACTGCGCCACATCTGCGGGGTATGCTGGCATTTACATGACTGGCGTATCGTCTGGCTCTGGCGTTAATGATGTCAACTTCTACGGTGGCTCATTGTCATACTGCTATGACAGCGTTCGCATACAAAACTGTAACGGCGTTTATTTTGATGGTGTGTCCATACAAAGTAGCAAAAGAAATGCTGTAAATATAGATAACAGCTCGTTTGACTGTACTGGAATTACGTTTCAAAACGGTTATTTTGAAGCCAATTGCGATACAGTGCCAGGTAGTATTTTCTTTGGCACATTTACAAAATTAACCATTGCAAATAATTACTTTGCAGGGTCTGGCGCATTTCAAACAAAAGCTATTGCTGGATCTGCGTTTAATGAAGTAACAATTATTAACAACATTTTTGATACTTTACCAACGCAAAACCCTGCATTTATTGGCTTGGTTGATGAAGCGGCTGTTTCAGTTACGTTTGTACGAAACCTGATAATCGGTAACAGTTCTTCCAACGATGCTATCCCGTTATTTACGCCAGCATTAAAAGTGTTTGCTGATGCGGCTTTGTATCCTACAAATGCTGTTCCGTTGAGCCGTGTTGATCATGCAGCGCAATACCAAATTCAATCGAATTTTGTCAGCGTTTACACAGTCACAATGACCCCAAGCGTTTCAGGAACAATTACCTTAGATCCAACTGTAAATACAGGCGGTTACTCTAAAACAGGTAGAGTTGTTCATGTTCAAGGTAGCGTTACAGTTGCAAGCGTGTCATCGCCAGTGGGAACAAATGTTTTGATTTCATTGCCAGCACCAATTGCTGAACTTGACGAACAAGGCGAAAGAATTGGTGGGGTTGTAATTCAATCGGCTGCTAACATTTTGCCGTTTATTGGAAACGCCACTATAAGCGGCATATATATGATTATTGACGCATCCACTGTTGCGGCTGGTCAAACATATTCTTGGTCATTCTCGTACATCACAACATCGGGAACACCTTAACCGTACTGGTGCGGCCCACCAGACTTAATGTCTGACTGGATGGTCAGGCTGGAAACAAGGAAATATCATGGCTCTCGAAAAAGTTATCTCTGTTGATCTGATTGAAGTTGTTGAATCTGGCGTAGTCCAAGTTCGCACCAAAACCGCTATCAAAGAAGACGGCGTTGAAATCAGCAGCAAGTTTCATCGCCACGTTGTTGTGCCCGGTGCTGACTACAGCGCTGAAGATGCCAAAGTGCAAGCAATTGCTGCATCTATCCACACTCCTGAAGTAATTGCCGCCTACGAAGCCGCTATTGCTGCTCAAGTAGTTGTACTTCCAGAGTAATCTGTTGTAAGATAAACAAAACCGTATCGGCGAGGTTCACCGAGGAATCCAAGGATTCATAAAAAATGACTGAAGAAGTCCAAGCCCTAGCGGAAGTAGACTCCGCGCCAACCACGGATGTGACGGCCACACCTGAAGTTGCTGAAAGTACGCCGGAAGTCGCTGAGAACCAAGTCGAACAAGCCACAGAGGAAAAGAAGTACTCTCAGGCTGAAATTGATGCGATGATCGGCAAACGCCTTGCAAGAGAGCAACGTAAGTGGGAAAGAGAGCAAGCAAATCGGTCTGCGGAATCGCAAATCGTGAAAGCTGCACCAACTGCGTCCGTTGACCAGTTTGAAAGCCCTGAAGCCTATGCGGAAGCAATGGCCTATCAGAAAGCCGAAGAACTGATCGCTAAACGTGAAGCAGCCAAGCAGCAATCAGCCGTTCTCGAAAGCTATCAAGAGCGTGAAGAGCAAGCACGGGACAAGTACGATGACTTTGAACAAGTCGCTTACAACCCCAAGTTGCCGATTACAAACGTGATGGCTGAAACGATCCAGTCTTCGGACATTGGGCCTGAGTTAGCGTACTACCTTGGCTCAAACCCTAAAGAAGCAGATCGTATCTCGCGTATGACGCCGCTCGGTCAGGCGAAAGAGATTGGGAAAATTGAGGCCAAATTGGCCGCAGCGCCCCCAGTCAAGAAAACAACATCTGCGCCAGCGCCGATTTCTCCTGTTACTGCACGCTCCGCAGGAGCGACAACTTTAGACACTACCGACCCACGCTCTATCAAGAGCATGACGGCTGGCCAGTGGATTGAAGCTGAACGTGCAAGACAGATTAAGAAGCTGCAAGCGCAGAACCGCTAAAACTTTGACTTTTTTGAAAGGACTGAAATGTCTAATAGTATTCTGACCATTGACATGATCACCCGCAAATCGCTGGAGATCCTCGAGAACAACCTCGTTCTTACCCGTAACGTGAACCGCCAGTACGACGACAGCTTCGCTGTTGAAGGTGCTAAGATTGGTTCCACACTGCGTATTCGCTTACCCGATCGCGCTTTGGTGACCGACGGTGCTGCCCTGCAAGTTCAGGACGACAACGAACAGTACACCACTTTGACCGTTGCCAGCCAAAAGCACATCGGTGTCAACTTCACATCTGCTGAATTGACCATGCAGTTGGACGACTTCGCTGAGCGTGTGTTGAAGCCTCGTATCAGCCAGTTGGCATCTTCTATCGATGCTGACGTTGCTAACGCTTACTTGGGCATTGGTAACTCTGTTGGTACACCTGGTACAACTCCTTCTACTTCTTTGGTCTTGTTGCAAGCCCAGCAAAAGCTGAACGAGAACGCTGCTGTGATGTCCCCACGTTACGCTACCGTGAACCCTGCTGCTAACGCTGGCTTGGTTGAAGGCATGAAAGGTCTGTTCAATCCTACAGACACTATCAGCAAGCAATTCAAGAACGGCATGATGGGCACTGGTGTGTTGGGCTTTGACGAGATCAACATGTCTCAGTCTATCAAACAGTTCACAACTGGCTCACGCGGCGCTACTGGTGCTACTTTGTCTGCTTCTGTGTCTTCACAAGGCGCAACCACCATCGCTATCACTGGCGGCGGTAACGCAGGCACTGTCAAAATCGGTGACGTGTTCACTGTTGCTGGCTGCTACGCTGTTAACCCACAAACTCGTGAATCTACCGGTTCCTTGTTCCAGTTCGTTGCTACTGCAAACGTGACTTTGGGTTCAAGCGGCGAAGGCAACATCACTGTTGCTCCTATCTACACTGCTACTAACGCTTTGGCCACCGTGGACAGCTTCCCTGCTTCCGGCGCTGCTGTCGTGTTCGTGGGTGCTGCATCTACTCAGTACGCTCAAAACTTGGTGTACCACAAGGATGCCATCACCTTCGCAACTGCTGACTTGTTGTTGCCACAAGGTGTTGACATGGCTGCTCGCGCAGTTCACAACGGTATCAGCTTGCGTGTTGTGCGTCAGTACGACATCAACAACGACCGTATGCCTTGCCGTATTGACGTTTTGTACGGCTACAACACGATCCGTCCTCAAATGGGCGTTCGTCTCTGGGGCTAAATTGAAATGGGGCTTCGGCCCCTTTCTTCGTAATATCTTTGAAAGGAACTTATCATGGCTTTACCTAACGGCGCAGGCGGTTACCAATTCGGTGACGGCAACCTGAACGAAATCAACATGGTCACGCAAGTGGCTCCTACAGCTAAAGCAGCCGCAGCCACTTTGACTGCTGCTGAATTGGCTACCGGCATCATCACTTTCAACGGCACTGCTGGCGCTTTGACAGTACCCCTCGGTACTTCTTTGGACGCTGCTTTCCCCAGCATGAAAGTCGATAGCTGCTTTGACTTCAGCATCATCAACACTGACGCTGCTGACGCTGCTACTGTCACTGCTAACACTGGTTGCACCTTGGTTGGTGTTGCCGCTGTGTCTGCTGTGTCGTCATGCACATGGCGCGTTCGTAAGACTGGTGAAGCCACTTACGTGTTCTACCGCGTAGCTGGCTAAACCTAAATGGGGGCTTCGGCCCCTATTTTTAAGGAACAACCATGTCAAATACCAAAGCAACAGGCGTTGCTTACCTTGACCCCGAATTCAGCACTTGCTATGCAACTGAAGAATTGGGCTACGCTGCCGCAGCGCAAGGTACTGTAACGCAAGCGACTAGCAAATCTACTGGCGTGACTTTGAACAAGTCTGCTGGTGTTATTACGCTAAACAACGCTGCATTGGCATCTGCTACCAGTGTGAGTTTCACATTGACTAACAGCACCATTTCAGCTAACGACACTGTGATTTTGACTTTGGCCAACAGCGGCGCAACACCCGGTGCTTATACCGCCATCGTGTCTGCTTTGTCTTCTGGCTCTGCTACTATCACCGTTCGCAACATCACTGGCGGCTCTTTGTCTGAGGCGATTGTGTTGAACTTCTGCATTATTCATCAGCAGTAAACTAAATGGGGGCTAATCACCCCCATTTTTAAAGGAACATCATGTCAAATACTAAAGCCACTGGCGTTGCATACCTCGATCCTGAGTTCAGCACAATGTACGCAACCGAAGAAATCGGTTACGCCCCCGCTGCTCAAGGCACAGTTACCCAGTTAACCAATAAAACTACTGCTGTAACTTTGAACAAGAGTATGGGCCGCATCACAATGAATAGTGCGTCTTTAGCTGGCGGCGATATTGCGATGTTTACTTTGAACAATAGTTTCATTGGTTCTAATGATGCGTTAATCGTCAACGTCTCTGGTGCAGGCACTGCTGGCGCTTATGTTGCTTTTGTAGCCTCAATGACCAACGGCTCTGTTTCACTTGCGTTGCAAAATCTAACGGCTGGCGCTTTGGCTGAAGCTGTTGTTCTGAACTTTGCAGTCATTCACGGTCAAGCCTAATCAAATGGTCATTTACCTCACACACCCCATCCATGGCGCTAAAGTTGCAACGATGCACTTAGAAGCCGAGATGGATGAAAAAAATGGCTGGACTCGCTATAATCCAGACACGCCTTCTGAACCCGAAGCGGCTCCCGTGAACGTGCTGGAAGTTAAACGCCGTAGAAAAACCACTGCTGAGGTTTAAACATGACAACGTACACCGCTGGCCAACAAATCGAACGTGCGCTTAGGCTTCTCGGTGTGCTTGCCGAAGGTGAGACGCCTTCAGCGGCTACGTCTCAAGACGCCTTGATGGCGTTAAATCAGATGATCGACTCGTGGCAAACCGAGCGTTTGTCAGTGTTCTCTACGCAAGATCAAGTCTTCACATGGCCCTCTGGCTTCATCAGCCGCACGCTTGGCCCATCGGGTGACTTTGTGGGCAACCGCCCCATCTTGTTTGACGATGCAACCTACTTCAAAGCGCCCAACGGCGTGTCGTATGGCATCAAATTTATCAATCAACAGCAGTACAACGGTATTGCTGTTAAGACCGTAACGTCTACATACCCGCAAGTGATCTTCGTCAACATGACGTATCCCGATGCTGAGATGTTCATTTACCCACGTCCTACGCAGGACTTGGAGTGGCACTTTGTGTCGGTGCAAGAGTTGAACAATCCAGCCACCTTGTCCACGGTGCTGTACTACCCACCAGGCTATCTGCGTGCGTTTACTTACAACTTGGCCATGGAGTTTGCCCCTGAGTTTGGCGTTGAGCCAAGCCCACAAGTGCAGCGCATCGCCATGACTTCTAAGCGTGACTTGAAGCGCATCAACAACCCTGACGATGTGATGGCACTGCCTTACGCATTGGTGGCCAACCGCCAGCGTTTCAACATCTATGCCGGTAACTACTAATGAAGACGCCGATTCTTGGCTCTACATACGTCACCCGAAGCGTCAATGCAGCAGACGCTCGAATGGTCAATCTGTTTCCAGAGATTGTTCCAGAAGCCGGTAAAGAGCCTGCGTTCCTGAACCGCGCACCTGGCCTCAAGTTGCTCAACACCATTGGCAACGGCCCGATCCGTGGCCTGTGGGCGTTCTCGTCTAGCGACAGCACAGCCTTTGTTGTTTCTGGCACACAGCTTTACAAGATCACCACCTCGTATGCGGCCACGCTACTCGGCACGGTTGCCGGTACTGGCCCGGTCAGTATGTCTGACAACGGCACGCAGTTGTTCATTGCGGCCAATGGCCCCAGCTACATCTACAACAACACCACAAACGCCTTTGGCCAGATCACCGATCCTGACTTTCCAGGCGCTGAGACTGTCTGTTATTTGGACGGTTACTTCGTGTTTAACCAGCCAGACAGCCAGTTGATGTGGGTGACGCAGATATTAGATGGCACGTCCATCGACCCGCTTGACTTTGCCAGCACCGAAGGCTCTCCTGACGGTCTGGTGGCCGTGGCGTCCAACTTCCGCGAGGTGTGGGCGTTTGGTACTAACTCGATTGAAGTCTGGTACGACTCTGGTGCGACTGACTTTCCTCTCCAGCGCATTCAAGGCGCGTTCAACGAATTAGGCTGTGCTGCCCCCTTCTCCGTTGCCAAGATGGACAACGGCTTGTTCTGGCTTGGCCGTGACCGCCGTGGTCAAGGTATTGTCTACCGCGCCAACGGCTACACCGGCGTTCGCATCTCAACCCACGCTGTCGAGTGGCAGATCCAGCAGTACGCCGATTTGTCAGACGCTATCGGCTACACATACCAGCAAGACGGCCACAGCTTTTATGTGCTGATCTTCCCAACAGCCAACACCACATGGGTGTATGACGCTGCGACTCAGGCATGGCACGAGCGTGCAGGGTTTTCTGACGGCAACTTTACACGCCACCGTAGCAACTGCCAAATGGCGTTCAACAACAAGATTGTTGTGGGTGACTTTGAAAACGGCAACATCTATTCGTTTGACCTTGACGACTACTCGGACAACGGCAGCATCCAGAAGTGGCTACGCACATGGCGTGCTTTGCCGACTGGCCAGAACAACCTCAAGCGTACCGCCCAGCACACTATGCAACTCGATTGCGAGTCTGGTGTGGGCTTGAACCTTGGTCAAGGCAGTGACCCTCAAGTCATGCTCCGCTGGTCAGACGATGGCGGCCACACATGGTCAAACGAGCATTGGTCATCCATGGGTAAGATCGGTCAGTACTACAAGCGCGTCATTTGGCGGCGTTTAGGCATGACTGTTAAGTTGCGTGACCGAGTTTATGAAGTGTCCGGCACTGATCCTGTGAAGATTGCAATCATGGGCGCAGAACTCATTCTGAGTCCAACGAATGCTTAACGTTACGCCGATCACGCCACCACGAGTGCCGTTAATCGACCCTCGCACGGGCCTGATTGACCGCGCCTGGTACTTGTTCTTCTTGTCGCTCCAGAACATTGCCACTGCGGCTATTGACGATGTTGTTGGCCCAAGCGCGGAAACCTTGCTTGCGTCTTACGATCAGGCGTTGATGTCGGTTAACCAAGAGTTGCAGACCTTGCCGCCAACGGTTGATCTGAGCGCTGAGTTGATCAAACAGATTCAAGAAGCCAATCTTGTCGATTGCTGCTCGTCCTTGGTGTCCCAGACGGCTGAAATGCAAAAGCAGATCGAGGGGTTGCAAGTTCAACCTATCGTTGACACTGCGGCTATCATCGCCAGCATTAACGCCGCATCGTCAGCGCCGGTCACCAAGACCGCTGACTTTACGGTGGCTGACAACGAGACTTGGCTGATCAACAACAAGTCAGGTTCGACCTGTACGGTAACCTTGCCCACGGCAAGCGCGTGGTCTGGCCGCACGTTGACGTTTAAGAATATGCAAGCGCAGACGTTGGTGTCTGCGTCTAGCAATGTTGTGCCCATTGACAGCACGGTTGCTGGCACAGCGATCCTCTTGGCAGTTGTAGGAAATTGGGCGACAATGGTGTCTGACGGCACTAATTGGGTCATCATGCAACAAGCCGCTAACAATTGCCTCTTATTGGAGTAAACCATGACAGTCACCGTCAAAGTCCTCGTACCGGCTAAATACGCCGAGAACGCCCAAACAACCCAGTACACAGCGACTGGCGTTACCGCCATCATCGACAAGTTCACAGCGACCAACATCAGCGGTTCTGCCGCTACGATCTCTGTCAACTTGGTGACAACTGCTGGCTCTGCGGGCAACACCAACTTGATCACCAAGACCAAGACCTTGCAAGCGTCTGAGGTCTACACGTTCCCAGAATTGGTCGGCCAAGTGCTTGGCTCTGGCGACTTTATCAGTACAATTGCAGGCACAGCCAGCGCAATCAACATTCGCGTTTCTGGACGTGAGGTGACCTAATGCGGATCGTCTACGGTAAAGGGTTTGAAGTTGCCCCGATGTCTAATCGGGTGCAAGCGTTACAAGACGCAATGCTTGCGCACGTTACGCCTATCGAACTTGATACCAAACATCGCTTCCACGGCGGAATGTATTTGCGTGAAGTGTTTCGTCCTGCGGATTGCATCATTGTCGGAAAAGTTCATAAAAAAGAACATTTCTACATAGTGCTTTCTGGAACTGTTGTGATCACTACAGACGAAGGCGCTATTGAAGTTACTGGGCCGCATATTTTTGAAAGTAAACCCGGCGCAAAACGTGCGGTATATGCAAAAACTGACGCCGTATGTGTAACAATTCATTGTGTAGATTCAACCACGGTGGAAGATGTTGAACAAGAATTAGTTGAAAATGATTCCGACTGTGTATATTTACCAGGGAATAAGTTAAGCGGAAAGGCACTGACATGACATTCGCAATTATTGGTGGTTTGGCTGGCGCAGCGGCAGGCGCGGCAGGAATTGGTGGGTTAACTCTTGCAACGGGTGGTATGTTGGGCCTAGCGGCTGGCAGTACATTGGGCGGCGCTCGCGCAGCAAAAAGTGCTGGCGAAACGCAAGCAGCGGCTGCCGATCGTGCGGCTGAACTTCAGCAACAACAATACGAGCAAACCCGCGCTGACTACGCGCCTTGGCGTGCGGCGGGTGAGCAAGCGCTTAATAAACTTATTCCATTGTCAGACTATACAAAGTTTGGCATGGGTCAATTCCAACAAGACCCAGGTTACGGCTTTCGTTTGTCCGAAGGTCAAAAGGCGCTTGATCGAAGTGCTGCTGCTCGTGGTGGTTTGATTTCCGGCAGCGCTTTAAAAGCAGCCACTCGATATGGTCAAGACATGGGTTCTCAAGAGTACCAAAACGCATTTAACCGCTATCAAACCGAGCGGGCGGCACAATTAAATCCTTTGCAGTCGTTGGCCGGATTGGGTCAAACTGCGCTTGGTCAAACTACAGCAGCAGGTCAAAACTATGCCACCGGTGCAGGCAACATGATGACTGGCGGCGCTGCTGCTCAAGCTGCAGGTCAGGTTGGTCAGGCTAACGCAATCACCGGTGGTTTGGGTACATATTTAAATTACACTCAAGGTAATGCGTTGCTTAACGCACTGCGTGGTAGCACAAGCACTAGCTCTTTAATGAGTGAACCATATCCAGGCTACTACGCATCAGTTGGCCTAAATAAGTAAGGAACGAATATGGCTATTGATCCAAACATCGCTCTTGGCGTTAGACCACTTGAATTACCTAATCAGTTGGCGCAGTACGGCCAAATTGCCCAAATTCAAAACGCACAAAATCAAAATGCGATGGCGCAGTACCAACTGGCTACAGCTCAACGCGAACAGGAATCTGTTAATGCGTTGAATCAAGCATATGCTAAAGCATATGACCCAAAGACTGGTCAAATTGACGCCAATGCACTTCGTCAGTCATTGGCTGGCGGTGGGTTTGGTTCCAAGTTGCCTGCTGTGGAAAAGGGTTTACTCGAGTTGGGCAAACTTAAAACTGAAACACAAGCTGCTGAAACCAAGCTGCTTGACGACAAATTGAAACAGTCACGCAGTTTTCTTGACACCATCAATCCGCTTGATCCTAAAGCACCCCAGCAGTATCTTGCTTGGCATGAAGCCAATCATAAAGATCCTATTCTTGGTCCAGCGTTGGCCGCTCGTGGCGTGACGCAAGAACAATCATTGGCCCGTATTCAACAAGCTATTCAAGCTGGTCCACAGGCTTTTGCTGATTTGATTAACCAGTCAAAGCTGGGTACTGAGAAGTTCATGGAGTTGAACAAGCCTCATTACATCACTGAGAACTTGGGCGGCACGTCGAAGGTTTCTGCATTGCCTGGTTTGGGCGGCACACCTACCGTGGTGAGCACAACCAAGAAAACAATGACACCTGGCGAAGCGGAAGCAAATGCTATCGCCCGTGCAAAGTTGGCACAAGACGCCACCGGTGTTGTTTACCAAGAAGACAACCAAGGCAACGTCATCGCATTGCCATCTAAGCTCAAGGCAGGCGAAGTGCCAACTGCACGTTTGGCAGTGGCTCCTGGTGGTGGCTTCCAGCCGTTGCAAGGTAAGCCTTCTGAAGCTGTCGGCAAAGAGCAAATGTCGATCAATCAGCAACGTGCGATTGTCAAAGGCGCGATCGATGCGGTCACAGCAACTCCCGATGCGTTTGGCATGACTCGTGGATTGATGCCTGAGTCGCTTGGTGGCCGTATGGCTTCATCCGAAGAAAACCAAGCCCGTTCGTACTTGTTCAACGTTGTGTCAGGCGTGATCAAGGAACGTGCAGGTACTGCTCAATCTGCCGCTGAAGCCGAAACACTTGCACGATTCTTGCCACAGCCAACCGATGCTGCTGATGAGATCAAAGACAAGATGCTGGCATTTGACAAGTATTTGGTTGCCAAAGAGTCTGGTACGACTAAGAAGCGCGGTGGCCCAACTATACCAACTTTGACACCAGTTGACCAACAAGCATTACAATGGGCTAACTCAAACCCTGCTGACCCCCGAGCAGCGGCCATCAAGCAACGACTAGGACAATAAAATGGCAGCATTTGACCCAGATGCTTACTTAGCTCAAAAGCCTGCTGCCGCACCTCCAGCGTTTGATCCTGACGCATACCTTGCTGCGTCAACAAGCGGCATCCCAGCACCTCGTAAAACCGGTGGTCTTGCGGATCAGATCCCTGGCTACGGTGGCGCAGTGCCTGCTGCTACAGCTCAAGCCCCAGCTCGTACATCGATGCTGGACAAGCTGCGAGGTGGCATAGAGACTGGCGCTGCGCTTGTCTCAGGTGCTGTCACAGCCCCCGTTATCGAGGCGTCTAAGATCTACGGTGCGCTGACCAGTGGTCAATTTGGTACACCTGAGGGCCTTCGCGCTGGTGAACGCTTGGGTCAACAGGTTGCCGGTCAAATCCAATATCAGCCCCGTACAGCCGCTGGTCAACAGTACACGGCAGACGTGGCAAATGCCCTAACTCGCACTGGTCTGCAAGGTGTGCCTCTTAACGTGCTGGCCGACTTCCAGCGTGGCGCTGTGCCTGCTGTCCAAGCCGGCGTGGATTACGGTCGTGGTGCTCAAGCAGCCCGCGCCACAAGATTGGCCGAGGAAGCATCTTCTAAAGACTGGGCACGCGCTCCTCAGATCGAGGCGGCTCAAGCTGCCCAGCGTCTGGGTGTTGCTGTCAACCCTGTTCAAGCTAACCCCAACGTCAAAACCAAAATGCTTGTGGGTGCTGCCGGTGAAAGCCTGGTCAACGCCAAAGCAGTTGAGGCTAACTTGCCCAAGTGGAACCAAGTTGCCCGTAAGGACCTTGGCTTACCCGAAAACACACCATTGACACCTGAGGCTTTTGAGAAGTCACGCACTCCTCATTACCAGCCTTACGAAGATGTTCGCAAGATGGGTGTGTTGCAATCGTCCGATGATGTGCTCAACGATTTGAGCCGTCTCAAGCTGGACCCACTGTCTACTAGCAACCCCGAAAAGGCAATGAAGGTCAACGGTGTGGTTGACCGCACCCTTGGTCAAGTGGCCGAAGGTTTGACTGGTGACAACGTGGTTGGCCAGATCCGTGGTTTCCGTAAGGACGCCACTCGTGTTCTTAAGAACCCCAACTCATCACCAATCGACATCGATGTTGCTGAAGCGCAGATCGGCATTGCCAATGCGTTGGAGAACCTGATTGAAGCAAACGTCAAAGATCCTAAAGCTCTTGGCCGCCTTCGTGAAGCCCGTACAGCAATTGCCAAATCCTATGATTGGGAACGTGCGACTGGTATAACAACACAGCAAGTGGATCCTTTGCAAATTGCCAAGATTGCAGAAAAGGGTGCACCGTTGACAGGCAGATTGGCCGATGTGGCCAAGGTTGCCGGCAATTTCCCAGAGATTGCATCAACAACTGTTGCTAAAGAACCTTTGCTGTATCAGCGCCTGCGCCGTGGTGGTGCTGGCGGTACGATTGGTTTTGCTCTTGGTGGTGGTCCAGTTGGCGCTGCTATCGGTGCAGGTGCAACAAGTCTTGGCGGCGAAGCCATGGCTAATATGTTGGCCCGACCAAGTGCTCAAAATCGATTGGCTATTCCAGCAGACCGCCGGATTCCTTTCCCAGTTGAACCCACTACCCCAGCCGCACCCATCCCTCAGAATCGCGCTGTTGTGCCGTTTGACTATTCACAGCAAACCTTTGAAGCGCCTAACTTTGTCATCCAGCCTAACCAGTATGGTCCAAAAGCAACTTTCGTAGGACCCGAAGCTGGCGCACCTCAGTTGGGCTACGGCAGAACAATGGAAACATTGGCTACCGAGAAACAACGTGCTGCTGAAATGTCTCGCACATTGGGTCAGCAAGCCGAGCAACAAACCGCTGCTGCTGAAGCTGCCGCACGCCGACCAGCTAGTCGCGGTGCGATACTTGAAGTTGATCCTGTCACCGGCAAGATCACAATCGGCGCTGAGGGCGGCAAAGGAATTACACCTGCTACCCAAGTTATTGAGAGCACCGGCAAGAGCTTGCAGGGCGCTGCTGATCTGTTGGCCTCTGGTAAATCGCCAGCGCTGATGACAGCCGAGCAGAAGATCGCATGGGAGAAAACCAAAGTCGATTTGGCTGAAGTCATGCCCGGTATGAAGACGTTGAGCGACAAAGCCATTGCAGCCAAGATGCAAGATCGCGCCTGGGTGCAACAGTCTTTGGACAAAGCGAAGCAACAAGCCCGTGCGTTTGAAGAGATTGCATCTCGTGCGGCCAATGAGCGTTTGCGTCAAGAAGCGATGATTAAGCGCGAGCAGATGATGGATTTGGCCGAGCAGCTCCAAGATGCGCTGGGTTCACGTCCAGTCAAGCGCGGCGGCCAAGGTCCAAAAACACGCGACTTCCAGCGCAATATGTTGGCCCCCGAGCAAGAGATCCAAAACGCATTGGCTGACAGATCGGTCAAAATTGATTTAACTGGCATGGCGAACAAGTAATGGACTACCAAGTTTTATTTAACATCTCCGTGGCCATTGCTGGCTTCTTTGGTGGCTGGACACTGAACCGCATCTATCAGGCCATTGACCGGCTCGATGGTGATGTGCGGAACATGCCGTTGAACTACGTCACCCGTGATGACTACCGTTCCGACATGCGCGACATCAAAGACATGCTTGGCAAAATCTTCGACAAACTCGATGGTAAGGTTGATAAATGAATGCGTTGGCTATTTTTCACACTGCTGTTGCTGTTATCAAGGGCTACGGCCAACGAGGCGTGCATCGTCTCAGACTTCTATGGTCTAAGTTGGATCGGAAACCCAAGTGAGCGCCACCAGCGCCTTTCGCAATGGTTGACCACCAATGGTGACAGGTGCAGTAGTGAGCAGTTGGTAAGCATTTGGAATAATTTGGCCTTGTGGGCAGGTGTTGCGGATAGCGGTGAACTACGGCAGAAAATACTGTATTACTACGCCTTAGCAGTTGAGAGGGAAAAGAAGTGATCAGTTTTGACAAATACTACCCTGTCGTTTTTCCGTCAATCTGGCCAACGTCTTCGGATTTATTTGCCAAGCGAGTCGAGCGGTTAGACGCTGAACGGGCGCTCAATGTGCAGATTAAAAAGCAAGTCGAAAAGTTTCACCAGTACGAGTATGAGATATACCAGTACCGGATGCGCCAGGTAACGCTCAACATTTCAGTTGAGAACGAGCGCAGGCAAATAGATCAGTTGGTATAGGGGGCGACATGGAAACAAACATGAGAGAAAAACTTACATTCTGGGTTACGTTCATGATCAGCGTGACCCTTTGCTTCTCTGTATTGGCCATGGTCATGGCGTTCCTGCTCGGGCTGTGGGCCAAGGAAGTGGACAACGGCGAGATTTTCAAAATGATCAGCCCCGCCTTCAGCACCTTGATCGGCGGCATGATCGGATTCTTGTCAGGCATCAAACTAAACCAAACTGAGGATGAAAAGAAATGATCGGATTAGACGCACTCCTAAACGTGGGCGGCAAGCTCATTGACAAACTGATTCCTGATCCAGAGGCCAAAGCCAAGGCACAGTTGGAACTGCAAAAGATGGCGCAGGATGGTGAGCTGGCCAAGATGGCCAACGAAACCAAACTGTACGAGACTGAGCAAAACAACTTGACCGAACGTGTCAAGGCTGACATGGCCAGCGACTCATGGATGAGCAAGAACATTCGTCCCCTGACTTTGGTGTTCCTGCTGATCGCCTATTCTGGCTTTGCTATCGCATCGATCTTTGAATACGAAACCCGTGGCGCATACGTAGAATTACTGGGTCAGTGGGGTATGCTTGTTATGTCCTTCTACTTCGGTGGCCGCACCATGGAAAAGATTGCAGACAGGGTTAAAAAATGAACTTGACCGAACACTTTACTTTAGAAGAACTGACTCACACAGATCACCGTGAGTTGGACAACACACCTAACGATGCAGAACTTGAAAACATTAAACGCCTTGCCGAATTTCTTGAAGACCTCAAAGTCGTACTTGGAGGCAAGCCCATCATGGTCAATTCAGCTTTCCGATCAAAAGCTGTCAATGATGCTGTGGGCAGCAAAGACACTTCTCAGCATCGTATTGGCTGCGCTGCTGACATTCGTGTTCCCGCTATGACTCCTGACCAAGTGGTCAAAGCAGTCATCGCATCGGGTTTACCCTATGACCAAGTGATCCGCGAGTTTGACCGGTGGACGCACATTAGCATTCCCAATCAAGCTGACGGATCACCGCGCAAACAAGCGCTGATCATCGACAAAGCTGGCACTCGCGTTTACGCTTGAGCCACACGGGGCAACCGTGTTACATCGTGCTGGCGCACCTTTTTGTTGATGTACTCAAGCGCACGCTCCATGTCCTTGATGGTGATCACATCCATCTGGGCATCATGCAGTTCCATGAGCAAATTGAGCGCTTGGATCTCAAGTCCGGTGGGCGTGAATCGTTTGATTTCGGCAGAGCGGTGAGCAATCCGAATGATGGCTTCTCGGCCATCAACTGTTACGGGTTTGTGCTCATCACCAAACCCTAACTGGCACAGCGCCTCAGTGACGTTGCTCATGGCGATCAGCATATCCATGTCGTCATGGGTAGCCCTTCCCTGCAACAGCGCCACCATTGCCTGATTGTTCTTGATCTTCAGATCGATCAGGTACTGGTCGTGATACGCCACCGGCTTCATGCTTTCCAGCACGTAGCCAAGTGGGTTCACAAGCATTGGCTTAGGCCGATACTTGCTGCGTTTTCTCATTTGTTTTCTGCTGTGGCAATGTGTAAGTATGCTGTCAGGCGTTTGATCTGTGCTTCACGGTACTTGCACATCGAATCGGCATATTCTCTGGCAGTCTGAGCGTCAAGCAGTTTGCGCTTGGATTCCTCAAGTTCTTTAAGCGCCAGCATCTCAGCCGTTGGTATGTCAAACATTGACTTGAAATAGGTTACGAATTCGTTAAACATTACAATTACTCCTTAGTTGTGGTGTGACACATTGTATCACACATTTTTAGACATGCGGTATTGTTTGACCGCATTACGCAATCCTGCTTGGGTTGTTGCCTTTTCATCCAGTGCCAAAGCCTGAGCTTGATCCAGTGTGCCTTGGCACATGATGCGGTGGCAGATCACCGGCACACCCTGACCCTGACGGCGCACACGGGCGTTGAACTGCTCGTACAGGTCCAGTGACCAGTTGAGGCCATACCACACAAGGATGTGGCCGTTCTTCTGCAAGCCGTCAATACCGTGACCCATCGATGCGGGGTGGCCGATCATCAAAGAGCAGTCGCCAGTCTTCCAGCGGTGCATGGCGTTGGTCAGCGAAGCCTCGCTCTTACACTCGGTCAGGTTGATCGGGTCAAGGTGTTTAAACTTGTCCATGATCCGCTGTGCATCGGAGCGGTAAGCGTAGGCGCACAGCACAGGTGATCCTTGGGCTTCGTCAAGGATTTCCTCAAGCGCTTCGAGTTTGAGGTCGTGCACCGGCTCCCACAGGGGCATCCCTGCCACGGGGTACATTGCACCGTTGGAGAACTGAAGGCACTTGTTGGTCAGGGCAGCTTGGTTAAACGCTTCGATCTCTTTGCCGCTGTCCAGCACCATGAAGAACTCTTTTTCCAGCCGTTCGTATTTAGTACGCAGCTCATCGGGCATCTCAATCTCGATGTTGTTGACCATGAGGTCGGGCAGCGGGTTGTAGTCCTCAGCGCTCATCTCAAGCGTGATGTCACCGATCAACTTCTTAATTGTGTCCTCAGTGTCCTCATAGGGCACTTCTTTGTACGGTCCGACTTTCTTATAGAAGCGGGTGCGGAAAGCCGTCTTCGATGTACCCAAGCGAGTGCCCTTGTCCACCACGAGAAACTGGCCGTGCAGGTCTTTGTAGCCGTTGCTGGCCGGTGTTCCCGTCAGGCCCGTGGTCCAACTGAACTCATCAAGAATCTTTTTGACTGCCTTGACTCGATTGGTTGCCGAGTTCTTGCACTTGCTGATCTCGTCCCAAACCACACCGTTGAACGGCATCGGCTTGTTCTTCTTGACAAAATAGGTTTGTAAAGTTTTGGCAAGCCAGCCAAGGTTTTCGTAGTTGATCATGTACACGTCAGCCGGGCGCAGCAGGGCGCGGGTGCGCTGATCCTTTGTGCCCGTGACCATACTGAACCGCAGGTGCTTGGTGTGCTCCCACTTCACAGCCTCTTGCCGCCAGACCAGCCGGATAACCCTGATTGGGGCCACGATGATCACGCCCCGCAGGAACTGGGTGCGGATCAGGTGGGCCATGCTGGTCAGCGTGATCACGGTTTTACCCAGTCCCATGTCGAGCCACAGCATCGAATTGGGTCGGGTGCACTGGAAGTTGACGGCCTTTTGCTGGTAGCCGTGCAGTAAATCGGGAGTCAGCATCCCATCACCATTACATCAATCATTGTCTTACCCTCAATTACGTTATCAATTACAAATACATTTACTTTTTGGGCGCGGAGTTTGGCATGTTCCCGCTCCTGAGCAGGAGTTGCCTTCTGACCTCCTCGTTTGAATTCACAGAACCACACACGGCCATCTGGTGCGATGAACAAACGGTCAGGCACAGCAGCCCGTGCGGGGCTGGTGAACTTGTACGCAAGCACACCTTTGGAACGGGCGTATTCACAGACTTTGGACTCGATGTCTTTTTCAAGCACCGGTGCACTCCTTGTCTGCTCTGCGTTTTTCCAAATCGATCAGCAGTTCGATGTAGTGTTTGGCTTTTTCCAAGTCAGCCATGCCGTTCTTCTTGCGCCAGCGGCTGATGTACTTGACCACGTTGCCTTCCATGTACCCCATGGCATTTGCGTGGATGTACTCGATGGGTTGAATGGGCAAGTCTTTGTAATGGTTGCCGCCCACTTGTTTTTCTAATGCGCTCATAAACTTGTTTACCTCTTTAAGTGTTTCTTCAGATACGGGAATAATTGTTCCAGTTAAGCTAGTCCCAAACATAATTTCTCCACTTCTCGAATGTAATAATCAAAATCCACTGGCAGCTTGCCAGCATCCTTAATGTCGTTGCAGGGCTGAACACCCCACCCAGACTCCACGCCAATCTTTCGCCACTGGCCGGGGTTTTTGGCAAGCGGAGGCATCCACTTGAACAGGTGACCACCGCCCTCAGCGATGTAATAGCGTGTGATGTTTTGCAGTTGTGAGGTCACGCCGTCACGCTCAATGGCAAGATGGCTAGACCGTGGCACTTTGGTGCGAAGCATAAAGTCCATGATGTCTGGCCAGTTTTGCAGCGTCTCGCGGATCGGTGCGCCCTCGGTAAGAACCTTCTCGGCCACCTTGGGGATCACCAGGCCGCCGGCGTTTTGATGCCACAGGGCATTCCACTCGTAAGCACCCTTACGCTTAACGCCGCCATCTTCGTACTGCGCGATGTAGTTGTTTACATCACGAATCATCATGGTCTTATAGATGGCTTCCTCAAGGTTCAATCCGGTACACCCTTGCCATGCAGCACGGGCCACATCTACCAGCCACTTGTTTGCCCTGGGCACACGCACTGTCAGGCCATCGGTGTTCACCTGGATCAGTCGAAGCCCTTCGATGTGCATTAACCTTTCAGCTAATAGACACAGCAGGAGCTGACCGTTGAGCGTGATGGACATGGTGAACAGTGGGTCATAGAACACACTGAAGCGGCTGTTGCTGTCGCCGTACACACCGTTGAGCGCCAGCTTCAGCATCGCTGACTCGGCTGACTTCTTGGGGTATGTTTTGCGCTGCTCGAACAGGTGCTTGTAGATGTTTACAAACTCTTTGCCTAAATGTTTTGGATGAAATCCGTTAGTGATAGCAAGGTTTGGATAATAAGAGGTAACATCCAAATCAACAATGACATGATCAGCATCCGATTCGACCACTTCCGACTCAATGGATCCATGAATGCCGCCAAGACCAAACACAAAATCGAAGCTATGAACGCGAGCGGTAAGATCATTAAACACCCCCTTAGTTTCAGTGATTGTCTGCTCTTTTAGCCAGTTGAGCACACGGTTAAACTCGGGTGACTCAAACTGGATCCATGGCAAGATGGCATCTTTAAGCTCAATCGATGGGCGTGGGGTCTGGCGGGGCGTGCGGCCCTTGGAGCCAAAGTCATAGCAGGCGACACCGGCTTCTTCCAGCTTCATGACGAAGTAATCTTTGCCGATCTTGGTGTCGTTGTGATTCATAAAGTCACGGTTGTACTTGGCCGTCAGCTCCTCGCGGAACCGGATCATGTCCAGTGACTTGTGATAAAACGCCTTGGTTTCCCGCACGTCTTTGGCGTTGTAGGACTTGAGCGTCACGATCTGCTGTTGAGCCAGCGCCGTGCCTACGGGGAACGGCAGATCCTCAATCGTGTCTGAGCGCATATTGAACTCAAGCATCTTGAGGCTGGTAGCCCGTGCCTTGTTGTCAAAGTGGTGGATCTTGAACAGATCGATCTGCTCAACGTAGCGGTCACTCGGGTTGACCTGGTGCATCCATTTACCACCTTCATCGTCATCTTGCGAATGGATGATGGCCATGGCCTTTTGGTACAGCGTGTCGGCATCAGAGTGCCCCATGCGGATCAGCGTATGCAGGACGGGGTAGTCGAACCCCAGGTTATTGAACCCAACCATGCGTGCGTTCGTATCCTTGAGATACTGGAGAAACGCGATGATTTCTTTGGAGTCGTTGCGCCACTGGCTAATCTCAAAAGACCAGCATAACGGTGCTTCTGCGTGCTCCACCGCCAACGTGAAGACGTTGGGGTAGGTTTCGATGTCATATACATAGTCATTACTCATTACAGTTACCAAGTTGGGTGGGGCCACTGTCCGGTCCCCCGGGAACTCCCAGAGGCAGTGGCCCCGATTCAATTACTGACCGCCTAAGAACGAAGGTAAGCCTGTAGGTGCGTTACCAGCGTTGAAAGGGTTGCCCCCCGGTAAGCCCGGATACGGCGCAACAGGCATCGCAGGCGCACCTTGAGGCGCAGCACCGAACATTCCAGCCGGAGCAGATGCAACCGGAGCAAACAAGTTAGACGCATCAACGGCTCCTTCACCGAATGCAGTATCGTCACCAGCAAATTGAACAGCGATCAAGTCGCAGCGGATGCCACGGCCATGCTTGTTCTCTTGCAACCAAGGTTTGACGGCGGCGTTGACTCGGCAGCCACCGTACATTTTGCGGGCCAACTGCTGAAATGCCATGGTGTTGGCAGGATCAACAGGTGAGCCATCGGCTTGGATCATCTGCGGTGCAGAATCACGGCCAGCAGTGATGAACACGTTGTTAGCATAGCCGTCATAAGGCTGGAAAGTTTTCTTGTTAACCTTCTCCTCACCACGACCAAAGCAGCGCAACTTGCGATCATTCTGGATCATGCCCATAACGGTCTGGGCGTGCTCTTTCCACTTCTCCAGTGCCATCGCACCGTAGCGTGCCATGAACTGCTGGAACCCCGCATGATCCTGCGGCATCAAGAATTCACAGTTGTAAGAGATGCGCTCTTTACCTGTGGCTTCATTGACCTGACGCTGTGGTTCTGCGAGGTGAGGGAAAGACAAACGGACATTTGATAAAAAGATAACTTCAGACATAACAATTACTCCATTGATTTACAAAAGCCAAGCGGGAAGCTCAGCGGGGGTTTCAACTGCGCTAAACAGCGGCGCAGCATTCATTACGACAGCCTGACGGCTATCAGATTCGGGAACGACACTTAGTTTGCCAGCCATCTTGACCACATACTCTTGCTCCATGCGCTTGAGTTGTCGGTCAGTCAACTGAACCTTTGTGCCGTCTTTCTTGTCCCACGTCAGCTTCTCAGCCTTAGCGGGGGTGACGAGTTTGGTTTCATAGATCGCGCTCTTGGGGATGCCCATCTTCACGAGCTTGTCGGCCATCTCTTCTTCGGGTAGTGCCCAGGCACGGGAGCCACGGCCATTGACCAGTTTGAGGCCGGCAATGGTTTGACCAGCTTCCAAGCGGCGCAGAGCTTCCTTCTCCACACCTTCGAGGAGCTGGCGCATCAGGGGAGCGGCTTCCATGATCTGACGGATCTGGGCATCGTCCATCGTGGATGGATCTTTGTCAGCGCTTTGCTGCGCAACATCGAGTGTTTGCATTACTGGCTGGAACATGATTCCTACCTCCTTCATTACGTTACTTGCTAGCGCGGAGCATGATCCCTTAGCGCGGCAAAATTTACATTGACTTTCACCCGGTACAAGCGGTGCATCTGGTTTGTCAGTTGCGGCAGCTTGCGTGATGATTGTACCCATGTTTGAAAGTAAATAGGACACTGGCACAGTGTACGAAGTGATGGGCTGCATACCGCGCAGGGCCAGCTTAGGCTGGATGATCGTCATGCGCACATCTTTGAAGGGATAGTTGCCGTTAACGGGCAGCTTGTAGCCTGCCAGCACACCGTAAGCGTACTGCTCAAGCTGCAAGTTACCTTCAGCGCTAACGACACCCATACCATCTTTGTAGTCGATCAGCTCAAGTGTGTCATAGCACTCGATCTGCACGTCAACCGTGCCGGACAAGTCGCCACGGCCAAGCAGGTGCGCAGGGTCAACACGGGTTTCGCTCAACACCTTGGGGATAAAGAAGGGCGTGCGCTCTTCTGCTACCCGTTTGGCGATGTAGTCAATGGCCACCTTGATGCGTTCTGCACGATCTCGAAGAACCACAAACTCACCTTCGTGATCAGAAAGACTTCGACCAACGGTTGTCAATGGGTCTGCCAGGTTTGCTTTGATGCAAGCCTCAAGCAGTGTGTGGCTGTGCGTACCGTCAACGGCGGCAGGGCCACTGTCCTGCTCAGGGTATTTGGCCTCCTCTCGAATGCTACCAGGGCACAAGGCCCAGCGGTTGCGCTTCGATGGGGACAGTTGGGCGTGGGTGCTCATGCTTCCCTCGCTTTCAACATTTCGTCTGCCATTTCGTAAGACTTACGCGCAAATTCAAACTTGGGTTGATCCAAACCTGAAGCTAAAAGCCCTTGCAGTACTTTTGCAGCAAAGTAATCACGCAATGACATGCCGTTACTACCGCCAATAATTTGTCCATTTCTGGGGTCAGTAATAAGACCTGTTGGAAATGCTGGATCGCCTAAACTGTAGCTCACTTCAGCCCCTCAACACCGGCAAACAACGCACCATAGTGCTCGGGCTTCACATCGTTGATGTTTTGATAACCCAGACCAGTCAAGACGTTTTGAATCTGAGCACCCTTGGCAGCGCCCAAGGCTTTATACGATGCCATGACATAGTCGATCAGGCCTTTACCATCAGAGAACGGTGCACCGGTGGCAGCCGGAGCGGCAGCGGGTGCTGCAATAACCGGGGCTGTAAATACGGGTGCTGCGGGCATCGCAAGTGCTTGAACCAAAGGGGCGGCCACCACTGGGGCTACTTCTACCAAAGGGGCGGCCACCACTGGGGCTACTTCTACCACAGGGGCGGGTGCTGGCGCAACGGGTGCGGCTGGTGCTACATTGCTCGACTCAAGTTTGGCAGTCAACGCAAGAACAGCGGCGGTCAGCGCTTCAATTTTATTTTCCAATGACATATAACGATTCCTTTTCAATTACAGGGGGTTGAATTACAAGGCGATCAGAATTGAACGCTTGCACTATCTCACGAAGGACATCGGACGGTTTACCGTACCTGTCTGCCTTTCGGTGAAATGCTTTGTGATCATTAGGCGTGAGCCTAACGGTCAAAAACTTGGTGAGGGGTTTGGTTGCCATAAATTATTTCCTGATCAGTTGCACAAAGTGTAGCACAGTGTGGTACGATTGTACAACAGTTTGTAAAAATATTTTTAGCAAAGAAAAAGCCCCGGTGGTTAGACCGGGGCCAAATAAGGAGATTCAATCCATGAAGCAAGTGACAACTGCATTGTCAGAAACGATTATATGAGCACAGCACCACAAGTACAACAACATCCTGCATCTGTTGATGCGTACATCCGTCACGGCTGGTCACTTGTGCCCATCCCTGCTGGCACAAAAGGCCCCCGCACCCCTGGCTGGAACCTTAAACCCAATGCTCTCAAGGCACAGGGTGATCTGCCCCAAGGCTTTGGGATTGGTCTGGCCCACGCTTACTCTGGCACGATGGCGCTTGACATCGATGAGTGGGACAGCACCACCGTGGCGCTCAAGCAACACGGCATCGATCTTCAGGCGTTGTATGATGCAAACGATGCTGTCATCGTGGACTCGGGCAGGGCTGGTCACGGCAAACTTTTGTTCACAATGCCTTTTGGCCTGACGCTGCCGTCTAAAAAGATCCTGATCAACGGCGTCACAGCATATGAGCTGCGCTGCGCCACGGCCAACAACCTCACGGTGCAAGATGTCCTGCCTCCATCTATTCACCCCGAGACGATGCAGCCCTACCGCTGGGCAGGCAAGGGTCACTGGACACGCTTGCCGGTGTTACCGCAGCCCCTGCTTGATCTGTGGCAAGGTCTGCTGGCGCAGGACAAAGAGCGCACGATTGGCACGGGCGAATCGATCGATGCCTCATGGGAAGACATCCGCACAGCGCTCGAAGCCATAAACCCCGACTGCTCTCGTGAAGAGTGGGTCACCGTGGGCATGGCGCTTAAGTGGGCTGGCGAACAGACAGATCAGTTGGAACCTGCGCTAACTTTGTGGAACGACTGGTCGATGCCCTCTGCCAAGTACCCAGGCGAGTCGCAGATCGTTCATCAGTGGGTGAGCTTTCGCAATGACAAGGCCACAGCGGTCAAACTAGGATCACTTTTTCACATAGCCAAACAACACGGATGGGTGCGCCCTATGCCTGACATTTCCACGATGTTCGCACAAGTGGAGTCACCCGCTGACCCAAAGTCAGTCATCGTTGACCTACGGCCCCGGCCACCGATGATGGATGTTTCTTTGTGGCCAGCCGTCATTGCAAGACGCGCAAACGAGATCGGCCAGACTGTTGGCTGTGACCCTCTTGTCCCCTTGTTCGCAGGCTTAGCCGCTGTGTGTGGTGTCGTTGATGCACGCACACGGCTTGAGCTGATCAAAGACTTCAAGGTTCCCCCAGTGCTGTGGCTTATGACCATCGGTGCGCCGGCAGACAAGAAGACACCAGGCTCGGCCCCCATGCTGGCCCCGCTCAAGCACCTCGAGATGGAAGACCGTCCACGGTTTAAGAAGGAGCTTCTCGACTGGGAAGGTCAAGAGGCCATGTATGCGTCAAGCAAGAAGGCGTTCCTTGACTTCTCAGCTTCACCCGATGCTTTGCTCGATACCAGCCAAGCGCCATCAGTGCATGAGCTACCGCCCCAGCCCGTGCCCCTTCGCATCACCGTGGATGACGTGACCAGTCAGAAGCTGGTGCGCTTGGCAGCAGACAGACCCCGTGGGTTGCTCTGCGCCTTAGACGAGATGAACAGCTGGGTGCGTAAGCTGACAGATAAGGCCAGTGGTGAGGATCGCTCGGCATGGGTCAAGGCTTACGAGTCATCAAGCTACGAGATGGATCGCGTAGGCAGTGGATCGATCTATGCTGAGAACCTGGCCGTGTCGATCTACGGCAACATCCAGCCCCGTGTGTTTCGTGAGAACCTGCACAACCTGAGCGCTGACGGCTTGGTTCAGCGCTTTGTGCCTTGCATCCTGAACGGTGATTTGACCAAAAAGCCCATTGAAATCCCCGACTACCTGCTAAACAAGGATCAGTGGGAGCAAACCTTGCGCATCGTGTTTGCCCTGCCTGCCACGACTTACCAGCTCAGTCCTGAGGCCAAGGTTGTGTACCAGGAATTCCAAGACTGGTACGACAGCAAGCGAAATGATGAGCGCTTACTCCAGTCTGACGATACGTTCATGACAGCCTTCGGTAAGTTGGAAGGTTTAGCAGGCCGTTTGATTCTCATGTTCCATTTGATCGAATCACCCTTTAGCTTGGCAGTCAGTGCAGAGCTGACCCAGCGGGTGATTCAGTTGGTTCAGTCTTATGTTGTGCCTGCGTATCGGTATGCACTGGCAGAACTCAGCGGCTCGTCCAACTTCGACACCTGGCTGCGTGACTACATCATTCAGCACGCCGATGAGAGCACGATCACCATGGCTGAGATCAAACGGTCAGCACGCCGTCAAATCGAGAAGGTCAACGTGTGGCAACAAGACCAGATGATCTACGGCGCGATGTACCCACTAGAGCAGGGTAGGTGGGTCATGCGAATGGATGACGGCACACGGGAGAACCAGCACCATGCCCAGTGGGCCATCAACCCTGCACTGGCTGTGCAGTTTAAGGATCACCGCAAAGCGGTCATTGATGCTAAGCAGCGCCAGCTTGACGAGATTTACAGGCTGTCCAAAAAAGAAAAACCCCGTGTTCACGGGGCTGAGTTGTTGGATTGAAAAAGCCCCGCAAGGGGCTTTTTCATTGCTTCATGGCTCGGATGATTTCAGCAGGCTCATGTGGGTCATAAAAGCCTGTTCCTGTGTTGCGGTCATCAAATAACTTTGCACACACCTCACGCTCTTTGGCTGCTACTAGCTTGGCAAACGCTTGAAGTTCATCAAGATATACGCCATCTGCATAACTAGAATAAAACTCATCTTCAATTTCGCGGTAACGCATACCAACCTGTTTAGCCATCTTAGTGATTTCATCTTGTGTCATGGTTGTCCTTTCATGTTTCTGACAAAGCAGGCAAAGCTGGCAGCAGTGTCCCCAAAGGGCATGGCATCGAACTGTTTGGCTACCTCTTCGAGCACCTGGTTGCGCTGCGATACAGACACGAACACATCAAAGTGATACGGCTGTCCACTACGCATCTTGGCTTCGTGCTCGATGCGGTCAAACTCATCGTCTTCGTCAGTGTGAATCATGTGTTCTTCTCCTTGAGTTTGGTTTCAATGGCTTTGGCAAAGTGAATGTCCGTATGCTGATGAGAAGCCGCACACTCAGCCACAATCAAAACAATCTCCTCATCCGTCAGCCCTACCCATGTGCGCTGTGGTGGGGTGGTGTAAAGGGCAACGTCATCCTCAAATGCTCTTTGCTTTGTCAATGTCGTCATCACAGTGAAGCCTTGACGCAGTTCGTCAAACCTATGCTTTGACATCCACGCCACAGGCTCCTGATCTGGCTCATAGTTCAACCCTAATTCTCTAGCGTTCTCTGCTTTCTTTTCTAGAGCATCGTTTGCTAGGTATTTCTCAATGAAATTGATTGCGGCTTCACCACGCTCAATATCAACGCATGTTCGCTCAGTACAAATAAGTTCTTCCAACGCCTCCAGCGCCAGCCTCAATGCTTCTTTAGTCATGTGTTCTTCTCCTTTAGTTTGGCTTCTGTATTTGCGATCGCTTGATCAATGTCATAACTGCGGCACATAATTCGTTCCTCGTCTGTTAGCCCAACCCATGTGCGCTGTGGTGGTTTTAAATGCTCAGGTTCTTTACACGACAAATCGCAAAAATGTGACAAGCATTTGTAACAAGGTCTATCCCATTTAGTCATAGTGGGGCGTCCTCATAGTTGTCAGGGTTGAACTTAGGAACCTTTGTACCCTTATCCAGTGGGTTTGGGAATGGGGGAAACGGCCATGTCATTGTGGATGCCTCCAGACTGTGCAGGGTTTGTTGGTTTGTTGGGTTTGGATCAGGTAAAAGTGGCACAGGTGGGCCACGGTTTGGTTGTATGTCATGTTACTGCCCGAGTTTTTGGTCAGCAAGTCACGGACAGTTTGGAAGTCTTCGGTGACTTTGAGCGTGATGCTGCGGATTTCTTTGGTTTTCATTTTTCAATTCCGGTAAATTTCAAAAAAGTTCCAGATGCCTTATAAGGGCTTTTTTGCCCTAGAGGGTTTGTTCTCCTGGGGCGGCGTGAGTGCGGCCAGCACATCGGGGGCCAGCGCTTCGAGCGTGCCCAGCACGGATAGCAGGCGCACGGCGGCGGCGCTGGGGGCACGCTGGCCGCTTGTCCACTTGCGCAGGGTGAACACTGGGACACCCAGCAGGCCGGCGGCCCTGGTGTCGCTCAGCGCCTGGCGTTCGATCATGGCCAGCAGGTCGGTTTTAAATTGTGTCATAAGATCCTCAGAAATAGGGTTAAAAAAGCCCCCAGCGGGTTCGCTGGGGGTAGCTTAGGGGTTAACCTGGCCAGCGGGTTAAAGGTCCCAGGCGGCGGCCAGTAGTGCGACGATAGCGGCGGCTATGAGGGCGCTCATGTGGTGGCCGCCGTTAACCTGGCTTCAGCCCGGCCTTGCTCGATCAGGCGGCGAGCTTCGGCGCGAAAATCTAAGGCTTCGGATTCGATCATGTGGCGCAGCGACTGCGCGGGGATCTTGTCACGCTCAAATTGAAACCCGGCGGTAATGTATTCGGCTTCGGTGTAGTTCATCGCTCCAGCTCCCATAAGTTAATTGATTCTCCAATAATGGCCAGGGCTTCTTTTGCTGCGCCCCGGCGCTGCCTTGCGTTCATTGTGTCGCTGTTACTCTCAGCGATGGCTTCAAGGGCTGCCACGGCCTGCCCTAGTGCCCGCTGCAGGTTATCAATGCGAGCGAATAGGCGGGCCGTGCCGGTGAACCCCTCAGCATAGGCCAGGGCTTCGGCTTCGGTGGCCGTTAAATTTTCAAGGTTTATCATGTATCCCAATCCTCAGTAGTTAATTTAATGTTGCAAAAGTCGGCGTGCATCATGTGAACATGATCACGCATCAGGGCGCAAAGCCCCTCGATCAATTCCCGGTCTACCAGGTCATTGATCACAAAAGTGGCGAACGGTTCCGGGGTTATGCCTTCAGGGGTGAACCCGTTTCCACGGTGAAACGTGATCCGGGTTTTGTTTGAGTAATCCATGATTAACCTTTCATTATTGGAATTACGCGCCGGGCCAGCGCATCAGTTACTCTTGCCCTGGATCCATGGGCGCGAAACCCAATGATCACGCGCCGATCAGCACGGGCACAAAGCCCGCAGGTGGCGCAGGTGATATCGTCGCGGGTTTGAGCTGGGCAGACAATGATTGTCTGGCCTTCGGGGGTGTAGCTTTTCTCCGGTGTATCCATGGGCACGATGCAGGTTAACGGTGCACGCGATACGGCGGCCAGCGCATCAGCTTCCCCAGCATCATCAGCAGATAGATTGACGGTAAACCCCCAGTCATTCGCGCACTGTACCCAGTAAAGCGCTTCGGGTGTCTTTTTGTGGGTGTACGTAAAACCACGGCGGCCAGTGTTGGCCCGTACGATCTCACCCAGGGCGGCGGCGTCAACGTGCTCGCCTGCGCCTGGCAGATCCCCGGCCACGTTAAACCGCCACAATTGGCCAGCGGGCAGGGCGGCCACTGATTCGCAGAGCTGGGCCAGCGTGCCCCCTCTCTCGGCCACTTTGTCCCAGCTCATGCGGGTGTAATAGTCTTCGGCGTAACAGTCGGCCCGATAGTGTGGGCAGCTCTCGGGGCAGGTTTCCCGCTGGGAATAGGTCACGGGCAGCGGGCCGGTTTTGCTGTTGGCCGATTTCAAAATAAAGTGATATTTCATGCCTGGCCCCCTTCGAGCTGTTCACGTTGTTGGCGCAGCTGGGCACGGCGTGCCTCAGTTTGGATCTCTCGATCCATATCGGCCAGGGCGCGTTCATCGTCTTCGGTAAATTCTACGTAGTCGGGGTAGTCGTCAAAATCAATCATTATTTTCTCCAGGTTTACAGTTACGGGTTACGCTTTGAATGTCGAATAGGATCTAATCGGGTGGCGCTTGTCGGTGTGCTTTTCGATGTACGGGGGAACCGTGCCGGCGGCCTTATGCGCCGCGAAGTACAAGCTGGCGTCACAATCCTCTTCGAGATATACCGTGCGGCCCCTCTCATACGAATAGTGCGAAACCTGGTCCAGGATCCCCAGGGCGGCCAGCTCAGCACGTTTCACGGCGAACCAGCCGTGACCTGGGTCAGTGTAGTAAACAATCGGTTTCATGGCCTGCCCCTTATGCTTTGCGAGATGAAACGCGCACCGTATAGAACGCCGCACCGGTTGACGTGTGCGCAGTGATCAGCTGGCGCGAAGGTGTGAAGTGTTCAGCGATGGATCTCCAGTCGGTTACATCACGGCCAGGGCAGAAGCTCACAGCGGCGCGGTGCAGCTGGCCTTCGATGGCCGCTTGGCCAGCTTCGATCAGTACGGCCTTAATTTGATCCTCTTCAGCCTTCAAGTTGGCCAGCTGGGCCTTGATCAAGGCCAGGCGGTCAACGGCGGCGGCCAGCAGTACGGGGTTTTCGTTTTTCATGATTAGATTCTCCAGGGTTACGGTTACGGGTTACAGTGAAAACAAAACGATAAGGACAAAGCCTAGGCCAGCGACAAGCGCAGCAGCGCCGGCAATGATGGCCAGGTCGGAGGGTTCATCAATCGGTGCTGGGTTTAAATCGATGTAGTGCAGATTGTGTTTGTTCATCATGTGCTCCAATTACAGTTACGGGTTACAGTGGCCGGTTTGTGCCGGTCACAGATTATAAACACAAAATAACCCAGCGGGTCAACTATTAAACGATATATTTGTATCAGTGCTTACCCTAACCCCCTGGGTTTCCCTGCTTTCCTGGTGCGTCAGTTGTGACTTACAGCGGGGAAAGGGTTTCTGGGATTCTTGATTTCTTGTGCTTTTTAAAAAGTAGTGAATCAGCCCCCTCGCCTGCGCGATGTCACAATTGACGCACTCGCCCCCTTTTTCCGTGCCCCCTCAATCCACTGGGTTGATCCCTCACCCGCTGGGTTCACGCTACAAAACCCGCTGGGTTGACCTGAAACCCTTCACCCGTTGGGTTCAAGTGGCCATTGATCCACCCGCTGGGTGCACCGATTCACTGATCCACTGGGTTGACCTGGCCGCCTGATCCTGGCCTGATCCGGTGGCCGTTGATCCATGCGGCGATGTGTCACGGTGTCACTGGCTCATGACCGCGCATGGAAAATGAGCCATGGATCCGAGGCCCCCGGGTAGGGCCGGCGACAAAGGGCCTGCGGCTGCGGTGGCATCACGAACAATTTTTTATTTTTTCAGTGACACCCTTACCCAATGGGTTCACGTACTCACCGCTTGCATAAATCCATCCCCATGCTAGAATCCTGTCCACTATGGAATCATTAACACCCGATCCTGTAGGCGCAGATGTCACACTGACCAGCGAAACCGATACCAAAATCGAATTACCAGACTGGCTAGACCCTGCCCCTCGCACGCTTGCCAAATCACCCCCTGAGGTGAAAGCTCTCGCATTGGCTCAGTACGAGCACATCTTTATGCGAGTCATCGACTCAATTGCCCACGGTCAGTCACTGTCCCAGATCCTTCGGGATGATCAGCGGGACATCGACTACAACGACTTTTACCGGTGGATCAAAAAAGATCCGCAGAGGAACCAGTTGTTCACCGAAGCGCAGGAGATGCGCACCGAGTTCATGGCCGGCGAGATCATTGAGATTGCCGATGCGGATGACACACTCGAAGATGTGAATCGTAGTAGGCTCAAGATCGACACTCGGAAGTGGCTCATGGGTGCGCACAATCGCAAGAAATACGGTGAGACTAAAACTGTCGAGCTGGGTGGATCGATCTCAATTACCGATGCGCTGGCTAATGCCAGGGCGCGGATCATCGAAGCTGAAGTGATTGACGTGGAGCCTAAAGAATGATTCGTAAACTGCTCACCTCGTTTTGGTTTAGCTATTACTTGTGCCGGTATCAGTGGTATCGTCGTTGGCATGGTGGTCGTTGGGAGTATCACTTCATTGACATTTGCCGATCGCACCTGTGGCTCAATATGCATCCTGATCGCAAATGGCCCGAATACCGACAACCTTGCTCGGTGGGAACGCCCATCGTTGAGGACTATTGATGCAGAAACCGATTTACTCTCCGCAGGATGAGCAGGTCTTGATGACCCAGCTCTGGAGTTCCCAGATTGCAGACAACCCAGAGACGTTTGTACTTTTTGCGTTTCCTTGGGGGCAAAAGAACACCCCACTCGAACACTTCAAAGGCCCACGCGCATGGCAGCGCAGGACACTTCGCAAGATTGCCAATCACATCAAGGCTAACCGTGGACAGGTGGACATGGATGCGCTTCGGCGTGCTGTGTCGTCTGGTCGTGGTATTGGGAAATCAGCACTGGTGAGCTGGCTCATCTTGTGGATGCTGACAACCCGGATCGGGAGTTCCGTCATTGTCTCGGCTAACAGTGAGAACCAGCTTCGCACGGTGACCTGGGGTGAGCTGACTAAGTGGGCGACCATGGCGATCAACTCGCACTGGTGGGAGCCGTCAGCTACCAAGCTCGTGCCGGCGCAGTGGTTGACAGAACTCGTGGAGAGAGATCTTAAGAAAGGTACTCGTTACTGGGCCGCTGAGGGCAAGCTCTGGAGTGAAGAAAACCCAGACTCGTATGCCGGTGTCCACAACCACGATGGCATGATGGTGATCTTTGACGAAGCGAGCGGTATTCCTGATGGGATCTGGTCGGTGGCCTCGGGCTTCTTTACCGAGAAGATTTTGGACAGGTACTGGTTTGCGTTTAGTAACCCACGGCGCAACACCGGGTACTTCTTCGAGACGTTCAACAGCAAACGGGACTTCTGGGACACCGAGATTATTGATGCCAGGACAGTCGAGGGCACAGACAAAGCCGTCTATGACCAGATCATCGCTGAGTACGGCGAAGACTCCATACAAGCTCGCATCGAGGTCTACGGCGAGTTCCCAGCTGCCGGCGAAGACCAGTTCATCTCGCCCGTTGTGGTCGAGGATGCGTTCAAACGGCCTAAATACAAAGACCTGACAGCCCCGATCGTCATCGGTGTTGACCCAGCTCGTGGGGGTATGGACAGCACGGTCATCGTGGTGCGCCAAGGGCGTGACCTGGTGGCCATCAAGCGCTACAAAGGTGAGGACACCATGAGCGTAGTCGGCCACGTCATCGAGGCGATCGAAGAGTACAAGCCCGTTTTGACCGTGATTGACGAGGGCGGCCTTGGATACGGGATACTTGACAGATTAACCGAGCAGCGGTACAAAGTGCGCGGGGTTAACTTCGGCTGGAAGGCGAAAAACCCGGTAATGTGGGGCAACAAGCGGGCTGAGATGTGGGGTATGATGCGCGAATGGCTCAGGTCAGCCGCGATTCCTACCGACAGACAGCTCAAAGCTGACCTCATCGGGCCGACTAAAAAGCCCAACTCGGCAGGTACTATCTTTTTGGAAGGTAAAAAGGAAATGAAAGCACGAGGTCTTGCTTCACCCGATGCAGCTGACGCTCTGGCCGTTACTTTTGCCTTCCCCGTAGCCCATCGGGAGTCGCGTGAACACACAACGCGACGCATTCAAGCCGATCGTAGTGTGGTAGCAACATCATGGATGGGGTCATAATGGCAACGAAACCTGGGCTTTACGCCAACATTCACGCTAAACAGGCACGCATCGCCGCTGGCAGCAAAGAGAAGATGCGCAGCCCTGGCGACAAGGGCGCACCTACTGCCAAAGCGTTCAAAGAATCTGCCAAAACTGCAAAGAAGAAATAATGAAAGCACTGCAAGACTGCATCATCATCGAACGCGACGTTGAAAAGCACCCGCTGTTTGTTTTGCCCGCAAATTCACAGACTGAAACCGGTATTGCCATCGCTGTTGGCCCCTTGTGCCTAGACATCAAGGTCGGTGACCATGTATACTTTGGGGTAGGGCAAGAATTTAAGCAAGACGGCAAAGAATACGTCGTCATGCGTGAGCCTCATATTTTAGGGGTTTTGGAATGAATGATCCAACCGGAATAGTCGCAGCCGCTAATGTGGCTGCTGGCGGTAAGCCTGCGAAGAGTGAATCAGACATATTGACGGTCGCCCGTGCGCGACTGGACATGGCTGTCTCTGCACTGGCTGAAAGCCGTGAGGATGAGATTGACGACTTGCGTTTCTACGCTGGCTCCCCCGACAACCACTGGCAGTGGCCCGCTGACGTGCTGGCCACCCGTGGCGCGGTGCAGGGTCAAACGATCAACGCCCGCCCAACGCTCACAATTAACAAACTGCCGCAGCACGTTCGTCAAGTGACGAATGACATGCGTCAGAACCGCCCAGGTGCGAAGGTCATCCCCGTCGATGACAACGCTGACGTGGAAGTGGCCGACATTTTCAACGGCATGATCCGTCACATTGAGTACATCTCTGACGCTGACGTGGCCTACGACACTGCCTGCGAGAACCAAGTGTCCTACGGCGAGGGTTACATCACCCTGATGACCGAGTACTGCGACGAAAACACGTTCGATCAAGACATCAAGATTGGCCGTGTCCGCAACTCCTTCTCGGTCTACATGGATCCGCTGATCCAAGACCCAACGGGCGCGGATGCCAAGTGGTGTTTCATCACCGAAGACCTGACAAAAGCAGAATATGAGCGCCAGTACCCCAATGCTGCGCCTATTTCTACGCTCCAGTCCCTTGGTGTAGGCGACCAGTCGATCAGCAACTGGCTCAATGAAGACACAGTGCGTATCGCTGGCTACTACTACATCGACTACGACAAAACAACGCTGAATTTGTACCCAGGCAACCAAACGGCCTTTGAAGGCACGCCTGAAGATCGCATGTTAAAAGACATGTTCGGCAAACCCGTCAACAAGCGCATCTCTGAGCGCCCACGGGTCAAGTATTGCAAGATCAACGGCTACGAAATCCTTGAAGAAAAAGAGTGGGCAGGCAAATGGATCCCCGTGATCCGTGTTGTCGGTAACGAATTTGAGGTTGATGGCCGTTTGTATGTCTCTGGCTTGGTGCGTAACGCCAAAGATGCCCAGCGCATGTACAACTACTGGGTGTCTCAAGAAGCTGAGATGCTGGCTCTGGCCCCCAAGGCTCCGTTCATTGGCTACGGTGGTCAGTTTGAGGGCTATGAGGACAAGTGGAAGACCGCCAACACGAACAACTGGCCATACCTCGAAGTAAATCCTGACGTTACAGACGGCCAAGGCGCTGTCTTGCCACTACCCCAGCGTGCGCAGCCGCCGATGGCGTCTACGGGCCTATTGCAAGCCAAATCGGGCGCTTCTGAAGACATCAAGTCCACAACTGGCCAATACAACGCATCACTCGGCATGGGAAGCAACGAACGCTCTGGCAAAGCCATTTTGGCCCGCCAGCGTGAGGGTGATGTAGGTACTTACCACTATGGTGACAACCTGACCCGTGCCGTGCGCCATGTGGCTCGTCAGTTGGTGGACTTGATCCCCAAGATTTACGACACACAGCGCATCGCTCGCATCATTGGTGAAGACGGCGAGACTAAGATGGTCAAGATCAATCCTGACCAGCCTCAACCCGTCAACAAGATTGTGGACGAACAGGGTATTGTGATCGAGAAAATCTACAACCCAGGCGTCGGCAAGTACGATGTGGTGGCCACAACTGGCCCAGGCTACGCAACCAAGCGCCAAGAGGCATTGGAAGCCATGGCTCAACTGCTTCAGGGCAACCCACAATTGTGGTCTGTGGCTGGCGACTTGTTTGTCAAGAACATGGACTGGCCTGGCGCTCAAGAGATGGCCAAGCGGTTCCAAAAGACCATTGACCCTAAGTTCTTGTCTGATGGTGATGAGGATCCAGCCTTGCAGGCAGCGCAGCAACAGATTCAGGCCATGGGCGCTGAGATGGAGCAGATGCACCAGATGATCCAGAATGTCGGCAAATCTATTGAGATGCAGGACTTGGAGCGCAAGGAATTTGAGGCTCAGATCAAGGCATACGATGCTGAAACCAAGCGAATTTCTGCGGTTCAGGCCGGTATGAGTGAAGAACAGATTCAGGACATCGCTATGGGTGTTGTTGCTGCGGCCATGGAGTCTCAGATGGCAATGATTCCGATGATCCGTGATGAGGAACCTGAACAAGAAATGATGCCACCCGAACAACAGATGGGAATGCCGCAATGAAAGCAAATGAATTCTTAGGTTTGCTGTTTTTGGCTCGGGACGTTGCACATTCTGTGCATTTGAACACCCGCAGCTTCAGCAAGCACGAAGCGCTCAACATCTTCTACAACCGCATCATTGGTGCGGCTGACGACTTTGCTGAAGCCTACCAAGGCCGCTACGGTCTAATTGGCCCAATTACCCTGCATTCGGCCAAAAAGACGGCCAATGTGATTGAGTTTCTGCAAGATTCACTTGCTGAAATTGAAGCCGCAAGATACGATGTGTGTGATAAATCAGACTCATCACTGCAACAATTGATAGATAATATCATCGAGATATACACCCGGACTTTATACAAGCTGAAATATTTAGCATGAAACGCGCTGAAGCAAAAGCTCAAAACTTGAAGTTTTACAACACGGGTAAGCCGTGCAAGCATGGGCATTTGTCAGACAGATACACAAGTACAGCAATTTGCCTTGAATGTGTAAAACTTGCGGGTGTTGACCGATATAAAAATAACCGCGAAACCCAACATGCTTCTTGGCGCAAATGGTTAGAAAACAACCGAGAATTGCACAACGCCCGCGTTAAACGTTGGCAAACGGCCAACAAAGACAAAGTTCAAGCAGATGCAAAAGCATGGGCAGCGGCTAATCCTGACAAAGTTAAAGCTAAAGCACTTCGTTACATTAAAAAGCATCCTGACATGTATACCGCAAGAGCTGTTGCAAGTGTTGCCAGACGTGCCAAACGTGTGCCAAAATGGCTTACCGCAGAAGATAGATGGTTAATGAGCGAAGCGTATAAGTTAGCCAAAATGCGCACAAACATGTTTGGCTTTATTTGGGAAGTTGATCATATAATTCCCTTACGAGGTGAGCTTGTTTCTGGGTTGCATGTGCCAACAAATTTGCAAGTGCTGCCAAAAGCAGAAAACCGCATCAAACGAAACCACTACACGTTAGCATAAGGAAATATGATGGAACTACTTAACCCAATGAGCAAAGCGGATTTTCCCGCTTACACCGCATCTGCCGGTGCAAGTGCAGGCAATACAACCGCATGGAACGCTGGCCCTCAAGGCGTTTTGGTTTGGTGCGAAGTGCCTTGCTATGTTGAAGTGGGCGTTGGTGCTGTTGCTACCAGTGCCAGCACTCCGATCCCTGCTTACACGCCAATTCCTTTTTATCTGCAACTCAGTTTAAACGGCTCCCCTTGGCGTGTCAGTGTGCTGCGA